TCAATGCTTCTTTCAATGTTTTTGTCTGTATCATAATCGTAATTTTTTTAAGTTTAATGTAATTATTTCGCTCTCGTCCATGCATCAACGATGATACCATCTACGATGTCAAGACCTTTAATATCGTATTGGGTAGTCCACTCCATCCGGTTGGTTATACCTTTCTTTCCACCTATCTTCACTCTTCCTACAAGGTCAATAGCTACATCATTAGCACCGTCATCTGTACGAACAGCAATGCCTACTTGACCGTAATTTCCTATATGTGAGCCGCCCGATGTCTTGACAAATACTGTGGCCGCTGAATCAGTCTGAAAGAGATAGCTTGGCAATCTCGTTTCAAAATATCCGGCACATTTATTGTAATATTGAGTAGCTACAGAAAAGGCATTGCCGATACGTGCATCAATATTTTCACCAGCATAAATAAAGCCAGAGGATGACATCGAACTACCCTTATAGCTTCCAATATCTCCATTAATACCTATTCCATACGGTGTAATCTCCAACGGACCAATAGTTCCTCCCTGGATATGCATATCCTGAGCTTCTACCTTACCAGTTAAAGCATTTACCTTATAGTTAGGAATGAAATTATCGGCTCTGTAATCAAAATTGGGAACTCCATTCACAGTACCCTGCTGAGACATCTGAATATCTCCGTTAAAGATAAATGAGCCAAGCTTTGCCCACTGAGCCAGGAACACTTGTGTAGCCAGCAGCGGCCAATTCTGGTAGGCTACCCATGAAGTCTGTTGAGGGTTCTGCTCGATGTCCTGTTGCGGAGTAAGAGAACTGTTTCCCGGTACCGGATTGCGCCACATGTAGACAATGTTATCTATCATAAGGTACTCTCCGTTTCGGTAGGTCAGCCCTGCAGACCATTCTTCTGAGCGGGGAAACGGTATCGGATTGCGACGGCTAATAAGTACCGCCTGCTCAGCCAACTTCTCATCGTATGAACCTTCGGTCTCATGGTCGTCCCGATAGGCTTCTACGAGAAGCTTGTCAGCGTTCCCGTAACGGTCGGTGGGCAGCATGTAGGACAGTTCATCCTTGACTACAGTCTGGTCGATTGTCTCAAGGATAGTATTACCGGCCATAATCTTCAGGCGAAACCATGCCGGTACCAGCGTCTGTATACTACCATCTATTTCCATCAGACGAAATACAGCAGCATCACCCTGCACGTTGTTCTCATCCACAGTAACAACAGGCAGGGAGCAGGTGAGCTGCATGTAATGTGCATTCTCACCGTCCACGACTCCATATAGATAAAAAGTCCCTGTCAGCATATCAACCAATATCTGCTGTTACATAGCCTGAGATACCCATCTTGGCACGTTTGATGTCTTCATAGGATATCTGGCAGTTAGTGCCGGAGAATGATGCGCTGTCTTTGCCTGTCAACGTAAAATCAGCCCCTTCATTATCCTGGATACGGAATGTCCAAGAAGACACCAGTCCGGACGCTTCTTCGCCACTACTGCGCTTCACGGCCTTTGGGGTAATAGTAGCAGTCTGGCCTTTACGGATGGCAGTACCGTCTATTCCGGTTATGTCCATGCGAACGAAATACGGATCGGAAAAGTCTGAGATTTCGTCGAATCCGGAAGCAATCAGAATATCGCCCTGATATATATCACAACGCACAACCAGTTTATTGTCGACGTCCGATGCTGCGATAGCTTGCGTCTGAGCTGTACCCAGGGCAACATCTCCTTCAGTAGTCACTTTGAACCACTTGAATGAGAACCCGGACACATCGGAAATCTTATTGCCATCCTTGTAGATATCAGCCCGTTCAGTCAAACTTTCTCCAGCTTCAGTGATTGCAGAACCCTTGTCATTACTGATTACCACATCGTACTGATTACCGGTCGATTCCTGAATGATGACTTCCTTGGAAAGCTCGTTGAATGGTATACTCTGTCCGCCGACTTCGACAGTTCCCGACACACTGATTCTATCGTTATCATAACCGGAAATCGGCACGAGGTTCTTCATCACACGCAGAGCCGGCAGAGAATATGACTGGGAGCCTACAGCTGCCTGATAGTCTACCAGCTTTTTGAATACGCCCTCCAATCCTTCGTTAGTACACAGATTGTCTCCACCAAAAGTCAATTCCAGCCCATTGTACATGAACTTAATGGAGTTCGGTGTGACTACATCTCCCGTAGAAGCATCGCGAAGGATGGGAACAACTACCGGACGGCTGTTTTCAGCCATCTTTTCAAAGTCCGGCACAAAAGAATTAGTACCCGTATTGTAACGCTGCACCAGCGGAGTATTATCTACACGTACATATCCGTTAATTGTGGTACCGTCTATGATACCCACAAGGGTAAAGCTACTACTCAGTTTGTTCATCTGTTACTTCCTCCTCTTTTTTATCAGTTTCTGTTTTGCTTTCATCTTCGCCTGCAGTATCTTCAGTTCCATCTCCTTCCACAACTTTGTCCGGATCTTGAGAAAAGTCAGGATCTACATTCACATCTTTATCCGGGTCCTGTGAGAAACCGGGGTCTATATCCGGATTGTTATCTTCCATCTGTTTCTTCTGCTCTTCAATGAGTTGTTTCAATTCGCGAGCTGTAGAGATAATATCCACATCTTTAAGTGTGCCCAAAATCCGTTGGTCGGACATCGGCACAATACTTCTTCCGTCCGGCATCGTTTCGTATCGTCCGGAGCGCGACTTAAGTTGATCTGTACTAACCAATAAATACATAATTCACCTCCTGTTATTGATATTGAATATTAATTATCACTTTACCATCGTCGGTTGTGGCGAGTGTACCGTCTTCATTCTTCACGGCATAATAGTGGCTATATAGCTTTACACTGGCATACGCGGTATAACCGTATCCCTTCTCACCTCCATAATTTTTGGGGATAAACTCAATCCGACGCCCTACGCCGATTTTCTGTTCCTTGCTGCCGGCTTTCGCGGACTTGCCGAACCACTCGATATAGAAGAAATCATCCTTATCCTCTCCCACTTCAGTATTGTTATAGCTAATCATAGCCTCGTATGCCGTCAAGCTGGATAGATCATGTTTCGAGCGGATACCTTTAGTCTGCCTAAAATCAACACGCAAGGTAGACGGCATCTCCACGTTGACACTGGTCACCACCTGCAGTTCTTCCGATGTGGGAGCGGACGGATATTCATCCAGGTAATACGCTGCACGTGCGCGGAAGCTGATGTTACCCTTAATCATTCGGGCATCAAAGCTGAGAGCCTTAGTCCAGTGACCTCCTTCTTCCGGACCTGCCACCAGCACAGCCAGTTCCTCGTCATTGAACTCACGCCATCCGCTGCCATCGTTGACCTGCCACCAGTATGCCGCATTTTCATCCGGAACCGGATTCTTTCCGGAATAAAGCTGAGCAGTCACAGTGTGCATCCATCTGCCTTCCGAATCAGGCTTTTCAATCATCGGATTGATAGTCCAAGCTTTCGGTGCATCCGTGAGCTTTACGGAGTAGTTCTGCGAGTCGTATGTTGAAGTGTATACCGGAAGGCTACGCTCCACACGAACCTCAGTGTTTTTACGTTTATCGGTAAAGAAGAAAATGGCGAACAGTTCCATCGGGGTATCTGCCGGCACATTCTTTTTCACCTTCAGTGCATACAAGGGAAATCCCTCTACACTGCCATCACTGATTTCGTAATACTCATTTCCTGTAATACGGTTGCTACCGTCTGCCTTCGGATTCCCCTCATACCATTCCACTCCGGTAAGAGCCTGTTCACCGTTCATCACTCCTTCCGGATCTGACACTGCCACATAGGGCAGGATGATCATCGGTACCAGACTGCGGTCCGGCACATACTCTTGAATGTCTCTATTATAGACCTGTACGTTATTTCCTGATAGAATCGTAATGTCTGCGACAAACGATAACGGGTCTACCTGTATGTTTACATTTAACGGTTGTGTTCTTATTGCCATACTTTGTAACTATTTAAAAATTAACATAATTCTCAACTTTCTGTATTTTCCCGCCTATCGGGATAAAGACACGGCAAACAAATGTCACCATGCGTATCGTAGTTCCCCATCCTATAGGCATATCGTCATTGGTAATGCGGAGTGTATTCAGCCGACCATCCACATAGACCGGCTTCCATGAGTTATCCGAAGGGATATTTCCACTTTCACGAAGCCATTCCACTTCAAGCCCTTCAAGCGCCATCACATCGTCTGTGATGTCTATCTTTCCATAGGTGATATAGGCGGTAATGTCCGTATTCACCTGTCCTCGGAAGAACTCTTTCCCACGCGAGGAAACGAACTCCATGCCGTAATTCTTGTCACCCTCCAGCATTTCCCATGCCGGGCTGTTCCACTTTGGCTCCAACTGTGTCTTATCAACCAGACAACCCCACTTGCATCCAAGATGGTAGACTGTATGCTGCTCCAGCAGGGTATATGTACTTCCAGTGGGTGTCTGCGTTTCGTGTGTTACCATGCGGTAAGGGGTGCTGCCCTGCGCGGTCAAAAGACTCCACGGGCCACGGTCTACCTTATTCGGCACCACATCGCCGTTGTAGTCGTATTGGTATATCTTTTCAGCGATGACCGTCTGCGCCACGATACCCACATCATTGGTCGTCACCGGAAGTTTCTCGAGCGCCTTGATGTTCGGCAACTTTCCTATGGTCAGCGCATAGTTATAATCCTCCAATATCGGCTTGTAGACATTAGCCAAGAACATGATACGACCTTCCCGTGAGGAAAGCATCCATGACTGTGCCCGTTCGTTGAATCCTCCAGCTTCGGGAAGCGTGCTATTTCCACGGCGTGTCAGATTGTAGCCGGCTACAGGCGGATAGTTGGTACCGCCGGGCACTTCGCTGTCCGGATAGAGTGATACCGTGATACTGTTCTCCTGAACATTGGTGGTAAGGATACGCATCCAGCTTGTGTAATAATCAGAGCCACCGGTCAGCAAAGTGTTGATAATTGAGAAGCACACATCGTTATCCTGGAACTTCATAAAGTCGAAGTCTGTACGTTTCTCAATGATCAGGCGATAGGTTCCGTCTCCATAGTCTTCCACGTATGAAATCTTACCAATCTCTGCAAAGGAATAATCTGATTCCATACCTTGAATCTGGTTGATGATAAGGTCCATCACCGTCATCGAGCCGCGCACCTCAAGACGTTCAAACTGTCCTCGACCATCCGGGAATATTCCGGCACCTTTGCCAGCTATCATACTGTCGATAAACTTTCCAAACTTCATGGTATCGAGAAATGTCTTTTCTCCTTTTGCTGTATCAGCAACATCTTTGCGAAAGAACTTGATTAAAGAGTGCAGCGCCGAAAACACATTTCTGTCACTTGGTTGTGTAACATCATTGCTTCCAATTACATATACCGAGGTACTTGCTCCACTAAAAGAACCGATTCCAGAATATGACTTGCCTCCATATTCAAGAGACTCGACTTTCTTTTCCAACGCACCAAGCCGTGAATATGCAGGTTTATCCCCTACGGTATAGATTGGGTGGTCGTATGGGAAGTCAAGAGGATGTTCATAACCTAATATTCTCCCCTCTTTACTTCCTTCAAAGTAAGCCTTGTTAATAAGATTTACCTTATCTCCAACTTCAAATCGCTTAGGCTCACCATTGTTCCACATGTATTCAGTAGACATGGTATTTGCATAGGTATGCGAACGATTATACGCTTCATCTGCAGCTTTGATGGCTTCTTTTTTTAACTCCTGCTCGGCTTCGGGTGTCATAGACTCTGAAACGAACTCAGGATCAAATCCAGATAAGACATATTTGTCTCCATCTTCCGGGAAGGCGATATTGTCAGGCAACGGTCTGCCATAGTCCTCATTTCTTACAATTTCCCATATTTGACTGCCTTTTTCAGTTCCATCCGGCTCAAAAATAACGACGAATGTCAGTCCGTTTAACTTTCCTGATTGAAACGTGATTTTCAGGTCTTCTCCGGCTATCCTGTAGTCTTCGCTGAAGATTAAACCTGAATCCTTATATTGATAAGCCTTGAATGTTCCTTCTTCTTTTCCGTCCTCATTTTCTACGGCACGGTCAACGGTATTAACATCTGACATTGCCCCAATCCGTTTTGGATAAATATCGTCAAAGACGACTACCTGTTCGACAATTTGTGAATTATTAAGACCGGCAACCGCATCTATGTAAGGGGTATCTTTAGGTAACATTAGCCGTTTTGATACCACACCTTCAATTGTAACCTCTGTTTTGGGGTTTGAAAAGTAACTGTCTGGTACTCGAGAGCGCACAAGGTTATTCACTGCATATTGTTCTCCTTTGGGTAGTGTACCTTCTGACAGTTGTATAATATTTGCCGCAGCACCACTTTGGGAATAAGGATTAAAAATTCCGTTATAGATTTTACCTTTTTCAATTCCTGTGAGTACAGTGATAGATGTGCTTGCAGAAAGTCCTGCTAGTTTATACTTAACTACATTATAAATGTAAAGTTTAATATTTGCTCCTACTACATTTCCAAGGTTGACTTCAGTGGTTACAGCTACTGATGTATTATCTTCTTCAATGTCAAGAAATAATACTTCATCAAGATTATCTATCTCATATCGACTTCCTGTCCTTTTGAACTCTTTCTCAAAGATTTTCTGCTCATTTCCATTAAAAGAAATATAGTTTTTTGCTTTAGCAGGAGATGGAGTGTGGGCGGTTAGTATATTGACTTCAATACGTCCTGTTGTATGAAATGCATACTTACCTTTATTTAGCATTATATTCCCATTGTCTCTTTTATAAGATATAGTGGAAGTTGTACTATTAATATTTACTTCATTCTGTGAATCACCATTGGGAATTATTTGCTCTTTATCTTCTGACAAAGCAGATTCTGGGAAATAATCATTTGATAATTTACGAAAATTATCCTGAATGGAATTCCCATCTCCATCATTGATGAAAACTAAATCCTTACGATATTTTGCTGGTATATTTTGTTCTCCTCCAAATGCAATAATTCGCGTAGCATACTTTGTCTGTGAATCGGTGCGAGTCATGGCTGACACCTCAGCCCCTAACTCGAATTTAACCGGAGTTCCGTATTCACAACGCCCAAAGTGAATTACATTATCGGTTATCCACCATTCACAGCTCCACGCTTCGGCCATCATGGTCAAAGCGTCAATGAGGTTTGTATTTGAATAAGTCAGAGATTTGGATTCAGCACCATAGCCATCCCGTATTTCATAAATAAAATCAGATGTACGGTACTTAAATCCCCATGCCTGCAGGTTTCTCAGAAAGACATTCAGATGTGTGGAAAGATTTGCAGTGAGAGACCATGATGCTTCATTTCCATAACCTTCCGGAGTATACTTGAATATCTTATTCTTCCATTTCCAGTAGTAGGCATCTAACCGAAGTTCATAATCATAACCACCGGTTGAGGTGTTGAACGATGGAGAGTAAGGATCTACAAGCTCGAATATACCGATCTCGTTATCTATCCCATCGCCTAGTTGAAAATAGACAGGATTCATGAGGGAGAACTTCAATGTGATGTAATCCTCCTTCATCAATTCAAACTTCCGCTTACTGCCATTACCTGGTAAAGTGGAAAATCTTATTTGGCCGGATATGTCTTTGATATTAATCATATCTCCAAAGTTCATAAATAGAAAATGGAAATCCCAATAATTGAGACTCCCATTTGAAACAATAAAGGGAATGTTTGTTATTCGCCTCTATCAGTAGGGTTTGGCTCTTCAAATTTACTGGAAACCTTACCAAAACAACGGTCAGGGCTTAGCCCATAGGAAATACTTTTCCCTAAATAAATCAGCTTGTATACTTCACTTCCTAGAGCCGGAACTTTAATATTTATTGCTCCTTTCTCCAGTTCCGTTTGAAAAGCTTTCTTCTTTGATCTATAATCACTCTCAGAATTGCTTTCAATAGTAAATTGCAAGGTGATTTGCCGTGAAGCTATTTTTACATTCTCGGTTATCACTCGTTTACCATGTTCGAGACGGCTTTCATTCTCGATATATTCTTTTATTTCATTGAAGCCGTCAATGGCATCGAGAAATCCATCACCCATGCGAATGCCCCATGTTGTCCAAGCATCCTTGTTATTTATAAATAAATCTCCTGTCATAATCTTGATGTATTTTGTTTAACTTCTGCGATGTCAGCCTGCATCTTTTTGATTGGTTTGATTATTTCACCGGTATTCTCTCTGATTTGCTGCAGTTCCAAATAGGAATTGGCTAAAATGGTACGTGTTTCATCAGCTATATTATAAAGGCTAGAATTCTGGGATATCAAAGCCGTGATAGAACCACGCAACTCTGTAATAGCAATGGTTTGCTGCTGTTCAGCTGCCTCGATGCGAAGGTTAGATTCATACATTGCAGTTGTACGACCACTTAGTTCATCAATACTATCTTGAGAAGCAGTAGCATATCCTTTACTTGTAGCAGACTGTTTTTTCGAGGAAGTATCCCATCCCATGGAATCTATTAACATATCTCTTTCAGCTAAAGCAGCATTTACCATCTCATCCCACTGCTGTTTAAGGCTGTTTTGTTCATCTTTTGATATAGAACCATCGTCTTCCATTGAATCGGCAAAATTCTTATACCAATCCTTTAATTTTTTTGCATAAGTATCTGAAATCATGGACTCAATAATAGCTTCCTGCATCATTTTCTCAAATGATTCGGCGAAATCCTTTGTATCAGACTCCATATCGAGAAGTATACTTTTGAAGTCATCCCTTACAGTGTCAAATGAGATAGAAGTAAGCTTCTCATAATAGGCTTCTTCCAACTCTTCAAGCTGTTTCCAATAACTAATATATTCATCCATGTACTGGGCAGCATTCTCATGTCCGTCATCGGCATAACTTTTAATCTTGGAGTACAAGTCCCCTGCCCCCATCAGGACATTGTACATCTGTTCACTTGTTAGATTCCAGAAATCTCCAACGTCCCGTACTGTCGTTCCTGCTACTTTACTAATGCGTTCCCAATCAGTAGATGACATTGCATCATTAACCCGTTTGTTACTGGAATGTGTTCCACCCATACCCAAGAAGCCATTACTATACGCTGCACCGGAACGACGCATCATTTCTTGAGTATTGGCCATAGACTGCTGAATATTCTTTTTCTGTTGCTCGTAGAGTTCGGGGGCATCAGCGACAGCAGAGTCTTCCATCTTTTCTGCAAGATTGTCAAGAGCCATCTTCAAATCCTGATTGGACTGGGTAAGCCGTTCCACATCTTCCTTCAAATGCTCATCGCTTTCTCCACTTCCGAGCCATGAGCTAAACCCTCCAAAAGTGATTGCGTCAAGAATTTTTCCTATACCTGTCAATAAGGATTCTCCGATAGTCACAAACAGGTCTCCTGAAAATACATCGTCTATGATACCTGATACTGCATTGAAAACAGCATCAAGCAGTCCACCGACAACATTGCTTAATCCATCTTTAAATACATCAATAATTGAAACTATCCATCCTACAACAGGGACTTCTTCAAGTTTTTTTGAAACTTTAGATGCTGCACCACCGATTCCTTTTCCTGCCTGAATCAATCCGTCATAAATAGAAGACAATCCACCGGATGCTAGCTTTTGAAGACCTTGCGTTACATTATCCATATTGGTCTTTAACCTCGTAGCAGTATCTGACATTCCCTGTTGGGCTTTTTCAGCGTTTTCTGTCTGCATTTGTACATTTGCAGAAGCCAGATCTGCATTATTTCGTGCATTTGTCAATGCTTCCTTTGCTGCATTCTTCTGCTCTTCAGTGCCATTTTCTAGCGCATTCTTGTAATCTTCCTGAGCTTTTGCAAGACGTTCAAGTGCTTCTGCTTCCTGCTCTTTTGCAAGATTAAGACTTACAACTGCATTTTGATATGTCTGTATATCCTCGCCAAGTTTCTTGAAGTTCAGTCCTTCAGCACCCCCAAGGGACTTTTCCATTTGGTTGACAGCATCCACTATGGCTTGTTGGCTTGACGCATCAGAGGTTTTAAACCCATCTGTCTGCATGTATCTTTTTGCATCTTCAAGAACTGGTCTTATTATATCGGAGAACATACCACCAAACTCACCGAATACAGTTACCCAATCGATATTTTTCTTTAAAGCCTCTGTTTCCATTCCTGCGAGTTTACTGTCTCTTTCCTTGCCGAGCAATGCTTTTTCTGCATCGGATTGAGCTTTTGCTATCCTATCTGCGTACTCCTGAGCAATGGCATATTTACGCTGCTGGAATGTTCCGTATTCCTGAAGATAGGAATTTAACGTTTTTTTTTCAGACTGGAGTTGTTCCAAATCTACACTATAGAGAGATTGCTTATGCTTATTCTCGGCATTGGTTTTCATCTGCTTCACCTCATCAGTTTCGCCATATTTGGCTTTAGCCTTGTTGTAAGCGTCAATTTCTTTCTGATAGTCCAATTCAATCTGTCTGCGCTTTTTCTCGGAGTCTTCCTTCATGAGATTGATTTCATCCTGCTGGTTCTTGAAGCGGAGCTGGAGAAGCTCATCATAAAGTTGTTGTCGTTCCTTCTTTTGTCGTTCGGCATCTTTCTTTGCCTGATTCTCTTGTTTGGTTAGGGAAGTTCCAGTTACTCCACCAAGTTCTTTATAAGCTTTTTCTTTGGCTTCCATTTCCTCACGGGCTTTTTTCACCTGTTCGGAAGTTGCTTTTTGGTCTTTCAGGATATCTTCATAGCCTTTCTTTGCTTTTTCCCATGTCTCTTTAGCTTTCGCCAAATCTTCCTGATAGGATGAAGGTGTTTCCCTTTTTCCCAATTCTCTTTCAATAGCCTGTTTTTCGGCTTGTAGTTGTTCGCTTGTTTTTATTCCCGGCAGTATTCCGTTTGAAACTTTAGCATTGTTCACAGAATTGCCTAACTTTTGGGCATTCTCCAGACGCTTCATCAAACGCTCCCTCACCTCCACTTCTTTTTGAAGTTGTTCGTTAGAATAGCCAGATAGGTTAGATAAAATCTTGTCATGCTTCTTTTTATTAACTTCCTCCTGCTTGAGGTCACGTTGTTTGACAAGATTGCTCCTTTCATTCACTAACGATTGTACAGATAATCCAGCCCCCGATTGTGATGCTGATTTTATAGCTTTATTTAGCTTTTCAATCTCTGCATTCAGTCTTTGAAGTTCCTCTTCATCCGCAACCTGTTTCCGATGTTCATCCTCTTCATTAATTTGTTTTTTGATATTTAAAATGTCACGAAGCATATCGGCTTCAGTCTTGTATTTCTTAAATATATCAGGATACTTTTGTTCAAGACGAATCAAGGCCTCCTTTCGGTCTTCGGTAGAGGACTGTTCATCCTGTGCAACAGATAAGAGTTTTTCAATTTCCTCCCTATGTTTGGCCTCTTTCTTTGTTGCTTCTTCAACAGACTTATTATACGCGTCAATACCTTTTTGGCATTTATCCATACTGTTGGCAGAATTTAACAACGCCATGCTTATTGCGACAATGGTGGTTGCAACAACAGCATACGGATTCGCTTTCATGACAGTATTCAATGCCTTTTGTGCTACCGTCTGAGCTTTAGTCACCAATATGGCAAACTCCATACGTGCAGTCAAAGTGTCTTGAGCTATACGTGCCACAAAAAGAGCCGTCTTATAAGTTCCATAAACGGCAATCAAGCCTACTAATATCTTACCGATAGTTTCATAGTTTTCAATAAGTCCTTTCAAGCCTGAAATACCAGCAGAAGCTATCCCTTGTGTATCTTTTCCGATCTCATTAAGCATAGTATCCCAAGCATCCCCCAAGTTGCTAAGCTGGCCAGTAAGGGACTTAGACTGTTCCTCCATCAAGTTATAATAGATTCCGGATTCACTTGTCATATTCTTGAATGCTTGCTCCACCTCCTTGAATCCTACTTTGCCTTCTGTAACCAAGCCTGAAACCTCATCTTTTGTTACACCAAGAACTTTTGCAAGTTCTTCATATATCGGAATACCGCGACCTGCGAACTGACGAATATCGACCGCATATGCCCTGCCTTGAGTCCTTAATGTTCCATAGAGGTAAGCTATCTCACTCAACTGAGATCCAACCCCTGCAGCAACATTGCCTAGCATGACTAATTCATCTCCTACATTTTCAGCAGAAGAACCATAGGCAAGCATCTGTTTGGCTGAAGACGCCACGCCCTGAAGGTCAAAAGGAGTTTTAGCTGCTATATCTACCAATTCGCTCATTAGCTTATCAGCTTTCTCTTTGCTTTTAAGCATAGTTGTAAAGGCTATCTCTAACTGTTGGAACTGACCACGGACATTGACAAGTTCCGTAACAAAGTTTTTCAAGGCAGTAACCCCTCCGATTAGACCCAATACTTTGCTTAAGGAGACCGACATTTCTTTATTGGCTTCTACAGTCTCACCTGCTTCCTCTTTGAATGCTGCATATTCATCTTTCAATCTCTTAACTGAAAGGCGAGCCTCTGCCTGTTGTTGAGTTAATCCAAACAAAGTTGCTTTTTCTTCGTCTAGAACCTTTTTGGCAGACTGATACTCTGATAGTAAACCTGCGGCTTCTGTAGGACTTCTTTTTAGAGCTATTTTGTAGGCATCTCCTAATCGTTTGACATCATGCTCAACATCTTTGATAACTCTTTTCTGATCAATAATTTTTTGAGTAAAATTATTGACAGTCTGTGACGCATTATAAATTCCGTTTTTCAAGTCATTCTCCATAACAGCTCCAGCTTTAGCCGCTTCTGTCACCAACCCCATCATCTGTTGACGGGTAGATGCCAATTGCGTTTCCAAAGCCTTAGCTGCAGCAGGAGATTTATTTACATCCATCTTCTTTAGCTGGGCTTCCAGCTTAGATATTTCATCTCTTAGTCTTATAACGGCTTCATAATCAGCCGCAATTTTAAAAACAAGTTTTGGCATATAGAAAACTGAATATTAATTATTTAAAGTTATACCATAGTTTATTAACATCCAGCCTTTGAAGAAGTAAATACCAAACAATTAAATTATTGTTTCAAATTAATTTGTATATCCAATTATTTTTCACGATATTAGCTCATTATAAACATATAAAGTAGTATAATATTATGAAATGGAATGTAGAAACAAACGATTTTCTCTATGATTCAAAAAAGAATATCATTAGAGTTGATAACCCACCTGAATTTTTATTAGGAGAACCTGATTATGATGAAGTTATTCATTTAGCTTTTCCTATACCATTGAATAAATTCATTTTAGTTAATTGTTGTAAATTCAATGAACTTTCTAATTTTATTTTTGAAAAAGATGGCATTACTATAACTTTAGAAATAAACGGGAAGTATCATTATAATGATGTAGAAATATTTTGGTTAAACGAACTGCAACAGATATGGAGAAGTATTAAAAAAAGCGAATTAAATATCGATTTAACAGATATCGTTAACCATATTTAAAAAAAGACAGTTTCCGTCTTTTTTTTATATCCATATTTATTTTTTATTTCTTCTTCTGCGTGAAGCCATATCTTTACCTTTCACCTTCGTGACTTTTGTTCCGGTTACAGTATGAAGCTTGTCACGCTGCATTAATACTAAATTCCTATATGGTATCTCATAAACTACTTCTTTATAAGACAGATGCAGATTTTCCATGAACGATGCTATCTGACCAAGAAGTGTATCATTGCCTACAACCTCGGTTTCGCTGCCAGCAGGCTTACGTTCTTCGCTAAGCTGACAGCTTTCAGAAAAACCTTTGAGTCGATCATTGAGAAGGCTTCATCCAAAGCATTTACATTTTCTTCGTATGTTCCTTTAGATAACTCATCACTCAAACTCTCATCTCCCATAATAAGCCAGGATAATGCCTTACTATATGCTTCACTTTCTCCTAGGGAGAGCAGAACTTCTTTCAGATTATCCGCTTCTTGTATGCCTGAAAGATGAGAAATGGCTCCAGCCAGTTTATGGACGGTAGGTGGATAAACAGTGTAAGCCTTTCCTCCGACAAACACCGTCCGGAAGTCACCGCTAATAATTGATTCCGATATTATTTTTGCTCCTTGATTCATAACTAAAAAGAAAAGGGTGAAGCTAAAAGCCCCACCCGGTAAATAATCCTGAAAACTAATCTCCGCTTTCTTGAACGAGAGTAATCTTTTTCTCTACGGTCTTGAAAGCATCAGACAGGGAGGTAGGTATGCTTCCTGACTGTGTGGTATAGCCTGCCTTTGACACTTCATAGGCAACGGAAGTCCCAGATTTCACCCTCTTGGTCTTGACCGTCTGCCCATCCAGTTTCACTGTTGCGTCAGAAGGCGTAGCTACTACCGTAACATCTGTTCATGCTTCTTTCACTTCCTCTGCATCAAACCAATATTCTGGGGCTACCGTAGCTACTTTGGGCTCAAGCTCCACAGCACTAACAGGAATACCGATAGCCTTATCGGTAGTAGCCTCACGGGCACCTATGTCTGCACGCGGAATCACGCAATACTGGTCGTCATCAGTCTGAGCAACGATACATTTTTCGATATTCACCTTTCCTCTTGCACGCTTCCAACCCTTATCTGTATTGATTACGTCACCGCCCATAAGGTCTTTCTTGGTCGGATAATCGTATTCACCGATAGTAAAGTTGACGGTCACATCGCCCATATCCTTATCGCTGCGATAGGTCTGACCCGTGAGTTGGTTTTTATAATTGGTACGGCTTGCTTCCGCTTCTTCTAGCGTCCAAGTATCTTGATGAATATTCTTTACTTCTTTCAAGGTTTCACCCTGTAAAAGAGTATGCAAAGCCTGTCCTGTCAGGTCTTCTGTGATAGCACTTGTTTCGCCATACCAAAGTTTCTTGATATTCACAGCGGTGATTTTCTTTGCTTCTGCCATATTATTTCACATTTAAAACTTCAAACAAAATTCTTACATTCACATAGTGACACTTTAAAGCAGTGTCCTCCTCCGTTCCAATTGATTCGATAGAATAATGATAGGTTGTACCGTCATAGCGACCAGTAACACCGTCAAACAATCCTTGTGCTTGTTTCTCCAGTTCGTTCAGCCGGATGGAGTTGGCTTCACCTTCTTTCAAGTCAGGAACGCAAAGGTTCATTTCTACGAAAGATTTCTTCCAGTACGTGCCCGGCTGCTGTTTCTTAGTGTGAATGATAATCCTTTCAGACTTCATCGGTCCCGTCAGTTTCTTGCCATGAGGGACAATATCAATACCGAAAGGCTGACAATCACGGTAGAGTATGTTCGCTATGTCGGTAGTCACTATCATTTAATTTCCTCCTTCAATCGTCTCTCAGCAAATAAGGCTGCACCAGTCAAGACTTCATAACCTTTGGATTCAACGAACGAAGCGTATTCTGCTTCATTTCTTAATTCCAGCCCATCATCTTTAACTGAATACTTGTTTGACTTGCGGAGCGTTCCGGTTCGGTTCTGGTAGTTGCCGTTCTTTACTGCGTAATCGACAGCCTCCTTTCCTACTTTTTCCTCAATAGCTTTCACCTCGGCATAACCTTGCTCGAAAAAGCTATCCACGTCCGAAAAATCAAACTTTACATCCATATCTCTGAGTAATCAAAATAGTTAGTATTTTTTACCATATAAACCTTGCCAGTTCCCTTGACATTCTCACCATCCATACATCTGACTTCATCACCAGCCTTCAGTGAGACTTTCTTCTCACATACTACGTGGTAATTCGGTCGGTAAACTTCGCCGTTATCAGAAGTAAACTCCTTGGTCAAGTTATCATCACAACGGCATCTGCACACGTCCTGCCAGTTTTCACCGCCAGTACCAGGAATAGGTCTGCCGAACTCATCTTCTTCCATTGGAGTTGTGACTCTTACTTGTAATGTATGTGGCGCGAATATCATTGACGGAATCTGACTTTAGGTTTATCTGACAGCGTATCTTCAAGACCATACTTCTTGCACAAAAAAGAATAGTATTCCTTTACGCCTTTAGTGTCCCAGGACATAGAGAATCCATTCTCACTAATAGAAGTAGCTCTAAGTAATAGAGAGGGGATGAACTTCGCCATAGCCACCGATACGAGACCGATGTTTGACGGGCTCATCTCATCCTCTCCGCTTACTCCTGAAGACAGACTTATCTCCAAAAGGTCAGCCTCCGACAAGTTAATGCCGAAGGTCTGAAACTTCTGTGATATGTAGTCTTTTACTGTCATGCGTTCATGGTTGTCAAATCGAAATTCACAATCAGGTTCGGGTTTGTAATCTGAGGAATCCACTCTGCAGTGTATTCGAGATAACGTCCGTTCTTATCCTTGTAACCAGAGATAAGCATATCACCGTCAGCCTGAGTGTAGTTGCGTCCCGGCACACCGTCCACGGCTTCGTATGGAGTGTGGAAACGCATATAGCCAATCTTATCCTGGGGAAGCAATGTGATACGGTCGTCTGCGTAAATCTGTACGTTCTTTCCGGTCTGATCTTTTACATAATCTTCCTTGATTTCAATAGCCGGAAGTCCAATGCCAGTAAACACCTGGGAAGCCAACTGTGATGTAATCAAACCGGTTGAAAGGTACATCTCATTTCCTGTAAACTGCATCTTGAACTTGTCACCAAATTCAGCTGAACCGATAATGTTCTTCACGAAGGTACTACGTGACATAATCATCTTCTGGAAGTTGCCATAGTCCGCTTTCAGCGCATTAATCTGCTGCTGTAAGTAGGTAATAAAGTTAGTCTTCACACCAGTTTCAGGCGTGATGAATTTAAATGGCAATTCAATGTTAAGCAGATCAATACCTCCGGCATTGTCATCCTTGTTCTTGACAGTTGCAGTTCCGGTCATCAACAGAGAGCCTAAGATAATATCCATTCGCTTGTGGGCAGCCAGAAGCACCTGACGGTAATCATCGTAGATGAAGTTCACGATTTCCTGCATTGCTGCTACTTGGTCAGCTGGTTTTGCTGCGTTGAACTTGTCAACCAAGTCCTGCAGTTCAGACAAACGGTCAATAGAAATCTGATAAGCATCACCCAGATAAGCGATTTCACCATATCCTGAACCTATGTTTCTGCGTTCACGGATAGGTTTCTCACCATAACGAGAGTTGATAGAACCGGCCATTACGCCAGTAACTTGCCCGATGTAGTCCTTAAAAACACGGGTAGTTGTTCTGCGAAAGTCAAGATACTGCTGCCAGTAGATTGTGTCCTTTCTCGTCTGAAGGACGCGCTGGATAACGGCGTTTACGATGTTGGGGTCGTTAAACAGAGTATGAATAGTTAGCATCATATATTAGTCCTCCTTTCTTTATTTTGTTGCAATTACACCTGCTGTTCTCAAAGAAGCCAAAAGGGCATTCAATTTTGTATGTGCATCTTCTTGCCCAGTAGCATCATCTACCTTAACACCCTGTTTTACACCTCCGAGAGCGGAAGACGTTGCAGCTGACAAAGTGAACTTGTTGGCTTGAGCTGCAATGCCATCTAATTTAGCTTTGTCCTCTTTACTCATCAAACCGTCTTGACTGGAAGAAGCTTTGGCAACTGATACTGTTTGCCCGCTCTGAGTAACGTCCGGTGCGTTGAACTGAAAGTGAGGCATATTGGCTTTATCAATGTCTGAGAAAGGCATAATCAATTTGGTAGGTTCGATTTCAAAAGCACGCATCAAAAGGGCAACTAATACTATACCTTCTTCAACTTTTACTCTTGCGTACAAAGCTGAGTTAGCAATTACTTTTGGAGTTGTGCCACTTACTGCTGTAGCTTCATAGAGTACAGTGCCAGCTTCCAGATCTTCTCCGAAATCAGCCGCTAATGTAAGTTTGTCAAAAGCGTTGTCAGACTTGTCGATAGTGTTAATTGTAACCCCATGTGAACCATTACCCAGATGCATACCCACATAAGCCAAAGAGTTCTTCTTGATTTTCAATGTGGTGTTGGAACCTGTTGTAAACTTTTCATAGACTTCCACGCGAATAGCAACCTGAGCGGTTTTCTTTACCAGGTCTGCGGCGATTGGTGTGAATGATGGGAGGAATGAACCAACAACAAGGTTGGTCGTATCCAATTTATAAGGTCCTCTTCGTCTTACGCCGGTGGAAACATCATAGCGTTCCTCGATAGACGGTTCAGGCTCCATGTTATACTTAAATCCTGCTGCCATAAATTACTTGTTTTGTTGTTCGACAATAGATTTTGTGTCCGCCTCAATCATTTTGGCGAACTCGCTTGCTTCCTTATCCTGTTTTTGTTCGGCAGTTTCAGGAGCTTTAGCGAACTGGAATCCGCTGTTAGACATTTCCTGCTTCATGTCCTTGAAATAAGTGTCCAAGTCCATGTTATCAGGAATATTGCGGTCTTTCAACATAAATTCGGGAATACCGTACTTCTTTGCTACCTCCGAGATCTGAGAATAGCGTTGCGCCTGCGCTTTCTCCGCTTCGTATGCAGACAGTTTTTCAGAAAGACTTTTGTTGGAATCAATCAACGCCTGAGCCCATGAAGGAACTTCATCTTTTTTCTCATCCTTCTTTTCGTCTTTCTTTTCTTCCGGTTCCTTAACAGGTTTTCCGTCTTTCAGTCCATGCTTCTTCTCGTAATTGGAAACAGCGGAAGTCTGCGCTTGTCCTGCGCGGAAATCACCATAGTTTTGCATTACGTCCTGAAAAGAGATACCCTCAACAATGGAGTTTACCTTCGTTTCGTCCGTTACACCCTCTGCCTTCTTTGTAGCAATACGGGTGAGTGTGGCAGTATCCACCCCAGTGAATTTCTGTTGTAGTCCTGCCAAAATTTGTTCAAAGATTGTCATACCGTATGAGTTTGATTTATAAATTTCATACGGTAAATTTACTTATAGAGAAAAGGAAGGGAAAATTTTAAGGCTAACGATACGAAACAATTAAGAGAATGTTCGTTTTTAGGTAAAAAGAAAGCGTGACTACCGAAGTAATCACGCTGAAAATTATTCTTTTATAGATAAATCTACATTTAAAAGTTCTCCTATTTGGTCTTGATAGAAATTTTGTAACTGGTGTAAATATTTAATATGAATACCAGTATTTATTTCTACAAGCTTGTCATCCTCAAGTAGGAGGCTCATTTTGCCATTTGAAAATACAGCTGCCTTATTTTGATAATGGAATCCGCAGCGATAGAGCAAATCATTAGATAACTCTATTGGATAAATGTTCGATTGATGATAAGGAGTTGCATTAACAATAATTCCGTTCTTATCACTTTTGGGATTCTTATTTAAAACTCCATTTATCACACATAAATTTGTCCCTTCAATAGACGCAGTCTCGTTTTCTGGCTGTAAAAGAAAGACTTTTCTTATTTCCTTAAATTTATAGCGTGCATTGTTTACCACTACATAATTATCTTTTCTTAACTCTCTAATATCTATCATAATCACAACAAATTTATAGCTGCCAGTTCCTCAGTCAGCGCGTTAATACCTTTTTGAATCTTCTCCAACTGCTGTTTACGTGGTTTGTGTACTCCAGCTGCATAGTGCCATAACTGGCGTTCATTAATTCCGGTTATACGACTCAAGGCAGCTTTAGTGAAGATACTGCTGTAATAGTTGATAAAGGTGGCAGCATCTATCTTGAACTTCAAGGTAAATTCTCCCTGTAATACTTCTACTGGGGTTATGTTCATTTCTTGGCATGATTCCAAATAAAGTTCAACAGCTTCCTTCATATTCTTCTCAATTTCCTTTACATCGTTGCCAACAGTCATTACCGGAGCACCTTCAATATAGGCACTAAGATTATTTCCTGCATGTTCTACAATCACTTCTACGGTTTTCATACTGACCTCCTTTTTATCGTTTAACAAAAGAGGCGGGGGCTATTTTAGCCCCGCTTGCCTCAGAATGTTGTAATAAGTGCCTTTCTCAACGCCTTTCTTGCCGTGGTCGGGGACAATTACCACATGACTACCGTCAGTATAAACCATGTGACTGCCTTTTTGCCTCACGAACCAAAAGCCATTTTCAGTAAGCAGCGTTACAACGTCTTTAACTGATTTGTAGCTCATAGCGTTTATGACTTAATTACGATGCAAATATAGTAAAATAACGAATAGTAAAAAAGAAAATATTCGTGTTTTTACTATAATTATAAGGTATCGAGATAGTCGTATAAGGCAGGAAGATAGTCTCGGTCAAAAACGAATTGGCTTGCTGTTTTAGGGAGTTTATCCGAGGCAACGTTGTCAGCTTGCTCACCCCACAAACACTTGACATCGTATTCAATGTCTTTTTCTTCAAGCCCAGCGTGCTCTTTTAACCATTTGCAAATTAGTTCTCCTAATTTCTTCGTATCATGCTTACTCTCATTGTGTTTCCTTACATAGAGAATAAACTCGTCATTTCCCATCTTGATAGGTTTACCCATAGTTATCAATATTTTAAAGTTAAACATAAACACAAATATATAGGTTATCAATGTGAATCTGAAAATTAATTGAACAAAAATAGCAGCACCTCGAAAGATACCGCTATTTAATTAGTCTATATTTTAGATTTTTATCCGTCTTCCTTGTATAAACCCCGTAATTTTTCTGACTGAATTATTCTATTCTTTAGATTTACTGCTTGCACTTTTGAGAGAGGAAGGCTGTCTCTGTTTCTCAATATCCTTTTCTTGTTTCCCTGATAGTTCCTCCTTGATAGCTTCTATCTCGTCCATAACAGAATCCACGTTTCCTACAAAGGTGATGGCCCGCTGCTGCGACCAAATTTCACCGTCTTTGGCCTTGATGGCAGTGTCAATCTTATCCTTGATGTCCTCCAGACGGTAGGGTTGCATCTGAACGTCCACATCGATGGTTTCAGAGGCTGCTTCAAGAGTCGTGTTTACGGAGCCTAAAGCGGAAACGAGGAAATTTACACGCCGCTGCATGAACTCTCCGACGGTTTCATTGAGGTTCTCTACATTCAGATGGGTGGACATGAACACATAGTCGAAAGTCACACCGGAAACGGCATTCCCAGTCCCCTTCAAGGAGTCGAAAGAGATTCTAGGCGTATTGGTTAACCCATAGATTTGGCTTAGCAAGGTTTCCACCTCAAATTTTACCGTGTCAGGCACCTGAGACCAGGTAAGATACTGGGCATTTGCTCCTTGGCCGGTCAACTCCACTACCCTATTCTTGAACTCACCGGAAAAATTCTGTACATCACCGAACAACATGAGGATAGGGAAAAAATGATAATCGATACAGTCTGCATAATTTGAAAGGAGTTTTTCCAATCTTACACGGAGGCTTTTAATTTTCTCGCAGTACGCTTCCGGACGCCACATATAAATCACCGGCATCTTCTTGAATCCATGAGCGAACGAACCTTTATCGGTCCAGTTACTTGTAAGCTCCCACTGGTAAACCATATCCTTTGTAATGGTCATGAAGCAGGTTATTTCCACATCGTCCAGGTCTTTCTTTTTGTACTCACGGGATAGAGCCACCAAATCACCGTTGTCATTGAAGAATGGATATAGCTTATCACCACGAAACGGGGACCAGATGGCACTTTTCAGACGATACTCAGGCTTTGATTTGCCGAAGATTCCTGCAATCCTACGTTTAAGTTTGGCCCAGAAACCATCATCTTTAACCACATACCAGTATTCGGCCACCTCCTGTTCGGCCAGCCATGCCCGGACGACTTTCTTGTTCTGGTATTTCAGTTTGTTTTTCTTGAATACCTGTTTTAACGCCGAAAGAAGATTCTCTTCTGACTGGTCCGGCTGACAGTCAAGAACCGGTTCCGTTCCGACCGTAAAGGCTGTCTGAATATTCACGATGTCCTGCTCGATAGGAAGACAAATCCGGTTCGGATCAACTTCTTTCTTTACTGCAGGTTCTACATACCCTTTCCCGGTAGTTGGGTCTGTAATACGTTTCTCAGGCTGGGTAGTGATTTTGATTTTCGGGTATTTCTCTTCATCAATCACAATCTCGTGTCTGTTCGGATTCCAGTCGTTATAAAGGGCGTGAGCATTAGGAAGCTCGGTTTTACGTCCTTTTTTTAGATAGTAGATTTTTCTTTCTACTTCTGGTATAGCTAAAATTTCTTCTAAGGTTCTCATATTCTAAAATTTAATGTCCAAATATTCCTGATACATCTTTGGGCTTCATAATCTTACCAAGCAGTTCACCCAGAACATAATAGCGTGCAGCGTCTATACCGTGGTTGTCGTGATCTTCCGGCTCATTGATATAGTTTCCGTCCTTGTCTTTTGCCCAGACATAATTTCTAAACTCCCTCTGCAGGTTATAGGAACGTCTTGTGATGAAGATTTCCATTCCTTGCATCTTGTCTATGCCTGCATTGACAGAACCACTCCCCTTTTCTACCGGGTAAATCTTAATACCTCCGTTGTGGATCTCCTGAATGAGTCGCGGGTCTGCGCTGTCTGCTATCACTTTCAGATTCCACGGACGAAGTGTCTTGATAATATCTCCGGAAAGTAATCCGGTTCTATAATCTACTTCATCTAAATAGAGTGCATTGTCGATGACACCGCAGCGAATAGAAGCTGATGGGTCATTGGTATAACCGAAATCTTGCCCGATTGCGACTTTCTTGCACCACATTGGGAACTCATCCACGATACCCCATTTCTTGAATACAGCTCCTTCAGCTACATCTGCCCACCGGCCGATGACTACATGGGCGTACTTCTCCAGATTCTTCTGTTTCATTTCCTCTACCTCTCTTAGGAACTCAGGAGAGAGATTCTCAATGTTGTCGAAGTAAGTCGTATGGATGTGGAGAACATTCGGATGAGTTGATATCTGAACCTGTACACCATCAATTTCTACCAGTCGATGAGTGTTTTCGATATACTTCTTGTAAATGAAATGGTTGGAATCGCAGGGGTTCATAATGATGATAATCCGATTCTGAATTCCTTTCTTACGGATGGAGAGCATAATCTTGTCGAACTCTTCCTCACTGGTCCATTCCTCAGCTTCATCACAGACAAAGGTGGTGATACCCTGAATGGATTTCAGCTTGGCTGTCTGATTTCCGGAAGAAGTTTTGATACCACGGAACATGATACGACTACCGGTCATTCGGTTTACGATGTCCGTCTTAGTTGTCTTGAAATATTTCGTGGTACCGTCCAAATCTATCTTTTCCATCATTTCCGGAATGATAGACATACCGGCCGATACCATCGTGTAACGGGTATAAAGAATCTGATGGACAATCTTCTCTACGGGGGTCATTTCAAATGTCAGCCGCTCTATGAAGGTAGAAGCGTTGAAAGACTTCCCCGAGCCACGGCCACCGGTAATGAGAATGATAAACTTCTCACTGTCGGTGTATAACGGATGATATATCGTCTGGGGTACAATCATTTCAGATTATCTTTAATCCATGAGTCAATAGAAATTCCGTGGTCAATATCCTTTGGAATATCGGAGTCTTCGTCTTGACGGCGTTCAACCTTCCTCCATTCATCGTCGTGATGATACAGCCAGACAGACATAGCCTGAAGGTTGGGAGCCAGTTCGCTTTCACTTACCTGCAGTTCTTCTTCGCCGGTCAGATTTCCGTTTTGGTCTTTCAGTTTCCTTACTACAGTGCTTTTTGTCTTGATACCGCCCAAAGCCACAGCAAGGAACTTGGCACGTACAGCTGCAGTGATGGTTGCACGCCCGCGCGCTAATACTTCGCATAATTCAGAGTGCTCATTCTTCTTCTCACAGAAAGTTTGGGGAGATAATCCAATCGCAAAAGCGATTTCTCTGTCCGTGAATCCCTTCTTGGCATACGTTTCCACTTGAGAGAGAAATTCTTCGCTCTTGTAATCGAATTTTGGCTTTCTTCCAGTATGTTTACTTTTTTGAGATTCACTTTTCATAATCAATCATCCGTTATTGTTACCCATATAAATGCGGCGAGATACAGGCTTATCCCCATAGATGTCAATTCCTCTTTTTGAGAAATAGCTGTCTATCCTTGCCGCATATCTTTCCATTATAGACTTCGCTCTATCTCTTATACTTCTTTGTCTGTCTGTGGCAAGCCCGTATTGCCTTCCAGCGTTGTACATTATTCGTCTTGATTGTTGATACAACTGACTATATGTTTTTCTTCTAACTCGGCTTTCCTCCTATATTTTTAATTTTTTATTCAATCCTTTCTACCTGTTCATCGAATACCTCACCTTTGATAAACTTGGAATATGGATCATAACCAAATCTTTCGCAGAAGGCTGCTTTAGCTTCAAATGTATCAAAGGAAAGCATCAGATAAGCGTCCATATCCTGGGCTTGTTTCTGGGCTGCATTCTTCACCTGCTGCTTTACTTCTTTCATGTGAGCTACCTTTTCAGCTCTTTCTATCTGTTTGGCTGCTTTTTCGGCTTCTTTCTGCTCTGTGACTGGTGCCATCATATCTTCCAGTGCATCCGCAATGGAATTTTCTTCTTCTGTCTGGAGAAGGAAATCACAGCCAATCATATTAAGGTCAGCAGCTGTCAAGCCGGCATCCTGGTAATTAATATCAGGAACTAATCGGGCTAAAGCGTCATAATCCCATTGCCCTTGAGCGTTAGGGTTGTTCATCAGGATGTTTAATTCCTTCTCCTGCTTTTCATCCACGTCAATCACATCTACACGGATTCTGTAGTCGTTTTCTGGAAACTTCTGCAGTTCATCCATGACTGCCAGACGCTGATGACCGCTGACTACGGTTAGCCCGGTCCGCTTGTTGACGACAATACCACCTACCAGACCGAATTTCTTGATGCCCCGTTTTAAAGTCTTGCGGGAATCCTCAGACAACTTACGGGGATTATAATCCGCAAAGCGAATGGCGGAACGATTAAGTTCCACCGATTCACTTTTAATATATTTGCTCAATTCCATACCTATTGCTTTTGCTTATGCTCCCAAAGTATTCTTTCAGCCATCGGGAACACTTTGTAAATTCTCTGCAAATCCTGTGGGTAATTCTTCTCCAGCCATAGCATACAATCCAAGTTAAAGCCTACACCCGAACTGGCTTTGAGTGAATATCTCACCGGCTCAGGCAAGCCATTTTGCTTCATGTAGGACAGAATATCTTTCTGCGTCCAGTCTGCCAAAGGGTAGCACATACCGTTGTTCTCATATCCGTTCGCTTCATAACTTTTCAGCATCAGCCTACGATTCATACCGTCAGCTTTCTTCATACCCAAGAAAGTGTAATACAGTTCGTATTTGAGCTGCATAGCCTTCACTACATCGGCCAGCTTCAAAAGCTTTACTTTTGGATTAGGTACACAATACATACCGCCACGAAGAATATAAGTAAGATTCCAATGTGGAACTTGCACAAACTCTATCTTCGGATATTTGGCTTTCACCCAACCAATCCATCTTTCAATATGCTTTAAACCTTTGACAAAGTACATGAACACACAGACTATTTTGTCGAACTTCGGGTAGATCATGTCCAATAAGACCAGCGAATCCTTACCCAGCGACAGAAACAGCAAAACCCCGTCAGTTTTCTGTCTGACGAGGCCAATATAACTGTATGTCCTTTCTTGTAGTGACATTATCCACCTGACATGCCAAGTCCTGTGCGGACGTTATAATACTGCTGTCTTCGGGTGATAAATCTACCACCCTGAGACAAACCACCATTCTCTGTGGTCAAACCTCTACGGCCACCACGGTAGCCACCAGTTGAAAATGTGCTTCTATTTGTTCTGACTCAACAAAAATTTAAAGGATTAAACATGTTTTTCAATCACTCTGCCAAGATCATAAATGACCTGTGCGGCCAAGTATATTTCACCCTGATAGGTGTATTCAATCAGATTGTGATTCTCATCTTCAAACAGTTCTATTTTTGCGTCTTTGACTTCTACCAGTGCGCTGGATCTGTCTTTGTTGTAGCCTACAAAGAACTGGATAGCATCGTAGCGTCTAGGCTGCAAAACACCGTCTTTTTCGACACAATAACCGTCAGCGTCCAACTGGCAGTATTTCTTCTGAGTTGTAGGTCTGATTTCTCTGAACTCTTGTGTTTTCTTGCCTGACAAGATTTCGTCAAAGAATTTCTGTTTAATGATAAGAGTAAGTATTTCCATAATCGTGCTATTTTGAAAATTATTATTTAGTTGCGGGTGATGGATTCGAACCACCGGCCTTCACCAAGTCAAAGTGACGAGCTGTCCACTGCTCTAACCCGCGATAGTACCTTTATCACAAAGGTACCCCATTATGAAGACAATTTTAAATAACGATTCAACACATACGAAACAATTGGCTAATTGTTTGCTAATACATCAGGGTCGTGTTTATTGATGATGCTTTCAACAATTTCTTTTGCACATTCTATACCGGATTTATACCCTCTGGCATAATCAGTTCTTGTAGACAAGTAGCTGGTATCATTACCCAGCCACTCGATTATTTCTTGCAGGATTTCTTTCTCTTTCATAACCATCTTAAATTAGAATAATAGATACCGTTTAACTTAGTATAATCACCATATAGCTTTACTTTGCCTTTATACATCATTGCAAACCTAGAGCTACCGGCGGCAGCTATCATCATGGCTTCTATTGTTTTAGAATCATACCCATATTTTATTACAAGTGGGTAAACCTGATCCCTAAAGAAGATTTCGCTGTCTGTCATATCATTTACTGACTGAATAGGCAAAACGCCATTATGGGCAAAATAAACGCCATTCTCGACAAACGGGTGGCAGTTCTTTCTACACTTAGAACCATGTGTAGCCCATCTCATGTGAATGATACACTCTTCATTTACGCCTACCCTAGAAAGATGATCCAAAAATCTCTGATAGTTCATTGTCTTGTATCTATGCTTTGAAGAGATAAAGCCGTACCCATGATGATTGATTCTCTGAACTTTATTTAAAGTGTCCAGAGTTGGCATCTGAACACCCTTTGGCTTATAGATAATGCAACACATATCAAACAAATTTTAATTGTGTGAGGCTCATGCAAGAACCTCAGCACGTGATTTGAAGAATGATTTTTCTTTAGCTGTCAAGAATGGTATTTCGTCTATAGAAGCAACCTCTGAGCCCAATACGTTCTTCTTAGACCAAGCCACCAGTTTAGCGCAGAAGTTAACCCAGTTAGAAATCTTTTCGAAGTCCGTAGAACCTTGATGCTGTCTGAACTCTATTGTTTGGTGGCGAGTATAAGAACAAGCGTTTACCTTGAAGTATCTGTTACCGTTCATAACGCTTAGGACATCATGCTTTGTCATACATAAGTCAAAGTTCTTGCTTTGAAGAGTTCTGCACCACTGGCTGTTGTTGGCCCGTCTTGATCGTGCCATGAAAGTATCAATCACTCTCTCTAATTTCTGATAGTTCTTGAATACATTCACATAGGCTGCATCAGACAGATTTGCAGCCCCGATATGAACGTGTAAGCCTGTTGATATATTCACCTGCGCATTTGCTTCATTCAACGCCTTACAGCAAGTTTCTAGACTTTTCATACCTGCCTTGCCGGTAAGAACCGGTGAAACACATTCGATAGAATTCTCACCTCTGATAGAAGAATCAGAAACAAACTTGTAGTAGTGGTTATTGTCAACGTGGTTATAACCCTCATACTGAAAAGGCATTTCGTTTCTTGTTGCACATTCTCTCATAAGGCTTGCAGCTACCAAGCATTCAATCTCAACACCAAAAGTAAATTTGTGAGTTTCTCTGATAGTCTTAGGCATTTCAGACATAAGAAGTTCAACTTCGTATTTTCTCAAACCCAATTTGACGAAAGCTGCTTTCTTTGCTGCTCTTGAACTTTTCATGCTCTTAATCTCTTCTACTTGTTCTTTTAATGTCTTCATAATCGTGTGTATTTAATTAATTCGATATTATCATGTCGTTTATTACATTGCAAAGATACGTTATGATATCGTATCTACAAATCAAAAACGATATTTTATTGTCGTTTTAATACTATTTAACGGTATTATAATATCGTGCTATATAAAAAAAACTACATTTGCATACACGATTATAATATTATTATTTATGGATCTGAAAGTAAAAGACCTTATTAAGCAAAAAGGTATGACGATGCAACAGTTTGCTGAAATGTTAGGAGTAACCAGGGATACCCTAACAAGAAACATCAATGGGAATCCAACTTTAGAAACCTTGGAACGTATCGCCAACACCTTAGAAGTAGATATAACGGAACTGTTTGTGAGAAATACACCTGATTCCGAAGTAAACGGCTACGTTAAAATTAAAGGAACTCTTTATGAAGTTCACTCTTTTGAGGATTTAAGAAAGTTGCTGGAATTGAATGTTTAATAAATAGATATTAGACTATGCTATTTTTTTATGAGCAACATTAGTAGTTATTTTGGAATATTTTTTTCGAAATACTAGAAATGACCAAAATAAATACACTTTTGCAAGTACTGTAATATGAATATAAGTCTAATAGAATAACATATTATAAATATAATACAAATTACCTTAGTTTGTTGATTAATTTTATAGAACTTAATAATTTTAATGATTCAACCAAGTTGTCAGTATAGGATTTATTCTTATATTTGTTTCAAATACTAATATGGTCTAGAATATGTCACAATTAATAGTAAAAAATTTTGGAGCAATAAAAAGTGCTACAATTGATATAAGAAAATATAATTTCTTTATTGGTCACACATCCAGTGGGAAAAGTACAGTAGCCAAACTTTTAGCAATATTTAGTAATGCATCATTTTGGACTATTAAAGAAGGAGATGTTGATACATTTCGTAAAATGCTTGAAAAGTATAATATAAATTTTGAATTTGGTTCAAACACTCTTATCCGGTATATAAACGATAAATATTTTTGGGAAATTAGTTTAAATAAATTCCATACAAATTATGAAGATGCTGATTTATTAGAGATGGCTAACAATTCAGATTCTTACGATTTTATTTTAAAATTTATAGAGAAAAAAGAAGGAAAAGAATCTTTTGTTGAATTGATCAATCCTTTAAAATCTATTCTACAAAACAGCGGTTCTCTCAAAGAAAACTCTTATTTTACGAATGCTGTTAAATCTCTTTTAATGGAGTATATTTATGAAGAATGTATCCCTGTATACATTCCTGCAGAAAGATTGCTCATATCAACATTTTCTAATAGCATATTCTCTTTACTCCAAGCAGGTGCTAGTATCCCTGATTGCATAAAAGATTTTGGAAGTTTGTATGAAAAAGCTAGAAATCAATATAAAAATATAGATATAGATATATTAAATATAAAAGTTTCATTTGATAAACAAGGTGACAAAGTCTATTTAATGAATGAGAACAAGGAATTGGAACTATCTCAGACTTCAAGTGGTATACAATCAATAATTCCTTTATGGGTTGTGTTTAATCAGTATGTTGAGAACAAGAAAAAACAAATGTTAGTTATAGAAGAACCTGAATTAAATTTATTTCCTTCTACTCAACATTTTTTAATAGACTGGATTATGAAAAAAATGAGAAAGTCAAATGGTAGTATTGTCATTACGACTCATAGTCCTTATGTGTTATCTGTAGTAGATAATTTAATATTAGCTCAAGAAATATTAAGGAAAAGTGCAGATAAGAAATTAGTGGTTTCTAAGATAAAAGAAATCATTCCATCAATGGCACTAGTAGATTTCAACGAAGTGTCATCTTATTTCTTTAATTCAAATGGATTTGTTAAAGATATTAAGGATACAGATATAAAATCTTTAGGTGCAGAATATATTGATGAAGCATCGAATGAATTAGGATATATATTTGACGAACTTTGCAATATTGAAAGAGATGAGCTGTAAATGTTTCGATAATAAACCTAGCTTTTCAGAGGCAACGCCTTTTGAAGAACGATATGAACTTTCTAAATGTAAGTGTAGTTCACGTTTTACCGTTACTGAGAATAAAAGTAAATTCACTATAAATTCAAAAGACTTAAACAAGGTTGATAAGATTAAAATTGATGGTTATTTCGATTGTTCCTCAGAGCATAGAAAATGTGATTATTTATTTGTTTATACATCGGATTCTTCTAAACAGATTTATATCTTTGTTGAATTGAAAGGTACTGATATTGCCCATGCCGTAACACAAATAGGAAATACAGTTAATCTTTTCTATACTCATAATTATCTAAAAGATAAAAAAGTAATAGGAGTTATTGTAAGCTCCCGTCATCCGTCTAATGATGGTACATATCGTAAAGCAAAAAAGACTTTAGAAGATTCTCTTTCATCAAAAATAAAGGGGTTTCGAATAGAGAAAAAGAACATTGCAATAAAATATGATCCTATTGAGGACAAAATCTTATAATTAAATAAATCAAGCCGGAAGCATAACGCTCCGGCTTTTGTTATTTCTGTAATATTTTATCCAGCATTAGCAAAGACCTTTGGATAGTTCCTTTTCTAGTATTGAAGTCTCAGATACCCGATAAGGCTTTCATAGTCGGTCAAGAAACCTTCATTGACCAAATCAGCAATCTTCTTTTCGAGCTGCCACAATTCACGTTGTTTTTGCTCTTCACCATGCTTGTTACGCAGCATCTTTTCATGACTGTTGAAGATAACCCAGTTCAAGGCTTCACCGACCTTCTGCATAGCCTTAGGCATAAAGTCTTTGGGAACGATTTTCATGATGGCAGAAGAAAGATCCTTATAAGCATCCCCGGCATCATTCCGGTAACGGATCATCTAGTCTGAAACAAACTTGATTACATCATATTTGTAGATACTAATTGAAAAATGCGCCAATATTCCAGTTGAAAATTGCGCCACCATAGGATAAGTATAATGACCTTTGTATAATCCAAA